TTATACAACTGATCCTTTTGACAATGCAGGATTTACAAACAAGGCGGGTACATTCCCAACTGTTTCATAAGATACTTTTTACTAATTAGTATTTTCATATATTTTCTTGATTAAGGGGGCTTTAAGCCCCTTTTTTCTTATATAGGACAATAAATAAGACCTTTTTCTATTATATAGTAAGACTTTAATTATGATACAAGCAGTTACAGAATCACCATTTGATGCTTATATAACAACAGAAGATACAAGAATTGATAATTCTGTAAGTTCTGATAAAATAAGGCATTTAGTAAAATTTACAAATGACATGGATAAATCTGTTCAATATGCTTATTCTACTATACATGAAGTATATGATAGATATACTAAATTATCATTTACTTACAATGCAACGCCTGATGTATATACAGGTGCAACAAAGTTAATACCTGCTGGGTATTACAAATATGAAGTTTACGAGGTTAGTTGGTCAGGTGCAGTAGCAATAAGTGCAGGTAATGCACCAATAAATGAAAATAATGTTTTACCTGTTGGACCTACACATGGTGTTGTTCAAGGTTTAGTAGCAATAGGAAAACTTTATATGGCGGATAAAGATGGAACTGCACAAGTACAATATACACAAAGACAAGAACCTGATGGTTCAAATTATATATATTACGGACAATAAAAAAATAAAAAATGGCAATAGAAAACGTACAACAACTATTAACTGAACAATTAGGTAAAAATTCAATAGAAATATTTGAAGGTGCAGTAACAGGGAAAGATTTTTATGCAGTTAATTTTCCTGTAACATCAGTTATAACAGCAATTACAGTAGCTAATGCAACAGGTGAAAGCGCATTACAAACTACAATGCCTGCAGGAACTACCTTATTTATGAATATAACTGCTATGACAATTTCTAGTGGTGTTGCAATAGGTTATACTGAATAAGATGTTAGCACTTAAATTAGCAAATAGTTTAGTAAGTTATGGTGAAGCAAAACAAAACATTTATGCTTTAAATTTTGATGGTACTGATGAAAGCGTAAATATAAACCCTGTTTCAAGCGATATAAGCACATCTACAGGCACTTTTAGCTTTTGGGCTAAGACAGGTACTATGGGTGCAACAGGAACGTATTTAAGGGCTTTTACAGATGCTAACAATCACATTATAATGATTTATCATGCAAGTAGCAATCAAGTTAGAGTAGCTTATAAAGGCGGTGGTGCTAATAAAACAGCAGTTATTACAGATGCTATTGAAAATGATGGTAAATGGCATCATATAGCAGCAACATGGGATACAACAGCAGATCAACTTAAAATATATTTAGATGGTACATTAAAAGCAACTACAACAGGTTTAGGCACTTATTCAGGTGGTATTACTGCAACAAGTATTGGTAATAATACAGCAGGTGCAAACTTTATAAATGCTACACTTGCAGATGTTGCTATATTTACAAGGGTTGTTCCTATTACTGAATTAATTGCATCTAATCATGAGCCATTAAATTTAACAGGTTCAGCAGGTTTAATAGGATATTGGCGTTTTGATAGTGGTTCAGGTGAAACTGCAATAGACAGTTCAGGTAGGGGTTTTAATGGTACATTAGTAAACAACCCAACATGGACAACAGACGTTCCATATAAAGCAAATTAAAATGAAATATGTAATTATAACATCACAAGAAGTGTCAAATGTAAATTTTGATCAAGTATTAGAAACATCAAAAAACACATTACGTTATTCTTTAGATAAAACACAAGCATTACTTAAATTTGATGGTGAAACACCTAGTTTTTTAGAGGGTAAAGAAACTAACAATTATAGTGAGATTATGAATATATTAAATAGCTCTGAATGGGCTGAACAAGATTAATTATGAAAGACAATATTATTAGCATAAATTTAGGAACAGAAACAGCACCAATAGTTCAAGAAGTGCGTGGTAAAGATTATATAGAATATGGAACTGATAATTGGAAAAACTTATACCCACAATTCCTTATAGACTTATATTACAATAGTTCAACAAATGCTGCTATTATAAATGCAACTGCTGACCTAATATCTGCTGAAGATATAGTAATTGATAATGAAGATGATAGGAATTTAGATGCTTTAGTTAAGTTAAAGCAATTTATGGCTAGTGCTAATAGTAATGAATCTTTGCATGAGGTTATAAAAAAATGTGCCTTCGATTTTAAACTACAAGGTGGCTTTGCTTTAAACATTATATGGTCAAGAGATAGAACACAAATTGCAGAAATATATCACATACCAATGGAAAAAATCAGAGTTGAAAAGCCTGATGCTATGGGTAAAGTAAATGGATATTATGTAAGTGCTGATTGGTCAAATACTAGACAAAACAAACCATATCGTGTTCCTGCATTTAATGTAAATGATAGAACATCACCAAATCAAATATTATATACAGGTTTATACAGCCCTAATATGAATGCTTATTTTACGCCTGATTATCTTGCAGGTAATAATTGGTCTTTAATAGATCAAAAAGTTGCAGAATTTCATTTAAATAATATTAATTCAGGTTTTTCAGGTTCTTATGCTTTTAACTTTGCAAATGGTGTTCCAACGCAAGAAGAAAGATTAGAAATAGAACGTAGATTATCAGCTAAATTTCAAGGTAGTGAAAATGCAGGAAAAGTGATTGTTACATTTTCTGATGATAATACAAGAACACCACAAATAACACCAATACAAACAAGTGATTTGGATAAGCAATTTTTAACTTTACAAGAGCTTCTCGTTTCCAATATACTTACAGCCCATCGTGTTACTAGTCCTTTGCTTATGGGTATAAGAGATTCAGGTGGTGGTTTAGGTTCAAATGTTGATGAAATAAACAGCGCCGCAAATTATTTTTTGAATACTGTTTGCAAACCTTACCAATCACATATTATTAAGGTTTTAAGAAAACTATTTAGAGTAAACAACATGGATATGCCTATTAGCTTTGTACAGCTAAAACCTATCACATTAGAATTTACAAGTGAAGATTTAAAAGCAGTAATGGAACAAGATGAAATAAGAGAGGAACTTGGATTGCCACCATTAAATGAAAATGTGGAAGTTAGACAAGATTTTGCAAAAGTAGGTAGCATGGTTACAGAAGGAAAAGATGGTGAAATAGATTTGCCTTTATATGATTCAATAGAAGAAGCAGAAGCAGAAGCAGAAAAATTAGGCTGTAAAGGTCATCATGTACATACATTAGATGGAAAAGAAGTTTATATGCCATGTGAAGATCATGAACAAATAAAACAAATAACAAATTTAAAAGATTGTAATTGCAAAGAAGAATTTATAACACCAAATCCATGTCAACCAGGATATGAAGCAATAGGTACAAAAATAAAAGATGGGCGTGAAGTACCTAATTGTGTACCTGTAAATGCTAAAAAAGAATTGTCTGAATTAACAGAACTTGACAAATTTATTAAAGAATATGGTGAAGAAATCCCTGAAGAATGGGAAATGATTGATGAAGAAATTGTTGATGGTGAACACCAAGATTTTGATTTTGAAAAAACCATGAATGACCATGTTAACGAAAAAATAGAATTAGCATCAACAGGAACTGCAAGACCAAACGCAAGAAGTGAACAAGATGGAGTTAACAAGTCATTTAACGATTATTACAAAGTTAGATATGTTTATACAGAAGATGAATTTTTAGTAAACAAAACAGGTCAACAAAGAAACTTTTGTAGAAAAATGGTTGCAGCTAATAAGATAATCTTTAGCTTCTCGGTACGTCCAAAATTCCTGAATGCATCCCTCGTCCTCAATAT